ATTCACGGCACGTATGACCGCCGCACAGGCAGCTGAACGCAGAGATATTTCCAAGGTAACGACAGCCTTACTAAACACTACCGCTGCGCTAGCGCACACCTACGCCAGTCGTAAATTTTTGGACGGTGTGGCTACTGTTGGTTATGAAGACGGCAAGCCAACTGCTCAGTCTGTGGCGTTTGAAAGTATTAAGGAAATCAACTCGGTGTTTGATGGTCGTAAGATTACTGAAGATGATGTTGTCGAAGCGTCGGACGAAGTTATTAAATCGCCTAGAATCCGTACCTTGCTACAACGCACTGGTACTTGGGTAAAAATACCAGACTCGCCTACTTACGGCGCTCTTGTTGGGAAATACATACCCGGCCCTGTGTGGAACTATATGGTCGATATGCACGACCGTTCGCCACTGATTAACTCGCGCATCTTCAACGAAACAATGGGTTGGTTTAAAGAAGCTAAAACAGTTCTTAATCCCGGGACGCACGTCACTAACTTCTTAACTAACATCACGCTAAGTTATTTGCATAACATTCCTACAACTACTACGGCTCGTGCAGCTAGGTTGTTTGCATTGTACGAAATAGCGCCTAAGAAGCTGACCAGAGAAGAAATGCAGTTGATGCAAGAGTTCAATGCTTCTGGGGCTATATTGGGCGAGTACACTAGCGCCGAAGTTAAGAAGACAATTTATGATGCGCTTGAGCAAGCTATTAAGCCTGACAGTGACTCATCAGTGTTGACAAAGCTAAACGCATTTTCTAAATACGAAAAGATAAAGGCTGGCTTGCAAAAGCTGCGGGATAAATCCAAAGAAGTCTACGCTGCCGAAGATAACATCTTCCGTCTAGCAGCGTTTTTAAACACAGCGGGTAATATTCAGTACAGAGATAAGTCGAGCGCACTTAGCGAAGAGCAGATAAAAGAGGCAGGACAAGCTGCCAAAGAAATGTTCTTGGATTACGACATCGACGCTCGTGCAGTACGTGCAGCTAGACAGTCAGTGCTTCCTTTCGTGTCGTGGACTTATGCAATCATGCCAGTATTAGGTCGCATTGCAATAGAAAAGCCGTGGGCAATCGCCAATGTCATGCTGGCCTATATGCTGGTACAAGCGGCTATGGGTGGCGGTGAGGATGACGACGAAGAGTTGCGCAAAGCTGGACCAAAGTACATACGCGAAAAAGCATTCGGTGTTGGTCCATATATGTTCTTGCGTTTACCATTTATGGGTGATGAAGAGAACCCTGTGTACTTTAACCTTGGTAAGTATGTACCGTTCTTCACTATATTCCAGCCACCACCGGGACAGGGGGCACTTGCAGGACAGTCATGGATACCGGGTTTCTTGACCCCCAGTGGTCCGATCGTGTCGTTGGTTTCTGCCATGACTGGCTATGATCCGTTTACTGGCAAGCCACTGCACCAGCCTACTGATGACGAGTGGGATAAGCTGACAAACTTTGGTAAAGCTGTTTACGACACGGTAGCTCCACCAGCGCTCAACAGCAAGTTTTTAAAAGACCTGAACGATCTATCCGAAGGCAAAACGACCATTACAGGACGAGAGCCGGATACGCTGTTCTTAGCCCGTAAGCTGGGCGGACTCAGCCTGTATGAGTTCAATATCGATGAATCATTGATTAAGCAACAGAAAGCTGTCAAAGTTATCGAGAAAGACTTTAAGGCTGCTATGCGCAAGGCAAAGCAAGATGAGTACCGCAAGGGCTATCCTGACTATGAAGCGCTGGATGAGAAACTAGAAGTTTTGCGGGAGCGTATGGAAAAACGAATCGCCGAAGTTCGTGGCGGGGAGGAAGAGGAATAATGGCTAAGACACCAGCATGGCAGCGCAAGGAAGGCCAGAACCCCAAAGGCGGACTTAACGCCAAGGGCAGAGCGTCGTACAATAAAGCAACAGGGGGTAATCTGAAGGCTCCACAGCCGGAAGGTGGCCCTCGCCGGGATTCATTCTGTGCCCGGATGGAAGGGATGAAGAAGAAACTCACCAGCAAGAAGACTGCTAGTGATCCCAATAGCCGCATCAATAAAAGCCTGAGGGCATGGAAATGCTGACATGAAAAAACCAGTATGGGAGCAGCCGCGACCCGAGTCGCTAGGCAAGCCAAAGAAACTTTCGCCTTCGAAAAAGACGGCTGCGAAGGCAGCGGCAAAGAAAGCTGGCCGTCCTTATCCCAATCTCATAGATAATATGAGAGCAGCTAGGAGAAAATGACATGGCAGAGAAGTGGATTCAGCAAGCCATAAAGAAACCGGGGGCGCTTCGTGCTTCTCTGGGTGTTAAAAAGGGACAGACTATCCCTGCTGGTAAACTGGCTAAGGCTGCGAAGGCTCCCGGCAAAATGGGGCAACGCGCACGTCTGGCACAAACTTTGAAAGGAATGAAGAAATGAAAGGTATGCCAATGCGCGGTCAACGTACTGCAAAGAACAAGATGGTCAAGGAATATGGCGGCGCAGAGAAGTACGCCTCCAAAGCTGCCATGGCCAAGCATGAAAAAGGTGAGTCCAAGAAGTACGAGATGATGGAAAAGAAGATGATGAAAGGCAAGAAGTAATGCCAACTAAAAGCTAAGGAGAACTGCCATGATGTACAAAAAACCTATGACTAAACCCGCTGGCAAGAAATCTACGGGTTTTAAACCATGCCCCGGCTGTCCCAACAAAGCCAAGTGCGCTGCTATGGGCAAGTGCATGAAAGCCAAAGGTTAATTACTTCATACCTGCGCGTTTAGTACGAGCAAACGATCGGTTCGCTGATTTAGGAACAGCGCGCAGGTTACCGTTACCATTCCCGCCGCCTTTAGCGATGGGCGTTTTGTGATCCACATCTTTCCCATCGCCCTTTGATACCACGCCCTTCTTTTCCATGGCTCTCCGAGCGGCATTGCGCTTCGCGCGATTTTCTATTTGTTCGGGCTGACCTTGATATCGGTCGTATTCCTGACGGTAGTTTCTCGGCATGGGTAACTCCTAAGATTGTCCACCTTGCAATACTGCTAGCGCCACGGGACTCTGCAATCTGGCAGAGGTACTAGTCAGCGCATCGACAAATCGTGGGTGATTGATATTAACGACGAGGCAGTGCGCCTGTCCCGGATTGCGGTTAGCGCAACCTTTGAACATGGTAATCCGTTCCCGCTCCGCAATCAATGCCCCGTTATCCTGTAGCTCCCTGACAATCCGGTCTATGCCGTCTCTGGACTTAGCCAGCCACTTTTTCAGCGCTGTCTGATTGATAGCCAACACACTACCCGGCATGACGGGGGTATTGCTGTCGTAGACTACCTTGATCCTTGCCACAGCCCGTTCTGGTGCCGGTATCCTGACTTGCTCCTTGGCCGACCCATAGACTTCTGTGACCTCGATTAGCTGGTCATTGTGCTCTTGCAGGAACTGGCCGAGCGTGTCGAAGACATCCTGTTTGCTGTCCTCAGAATCCTTCCTAGCTTTCTTCACGCAGTCGATCAGGTACTGGACGGTGGCATCCACATCGAAGGGTAGCAGGCCAAGCTTCTGGCCTATCTTGGCAACGACCCAACCATTGATAATGCCTGACCGGTAGAAGCGCTCTTGCGGCTCGAACAGGAAGTTAAATTTCTTGTTGAACGCCTCGACGCCCTTCTCGTAGATCACTTCAGGGCCACCATACTTGACCACCGTCTCAACAAGCTCAGGGTATGCCCACCCGTTGTTTTTGGCGATCAGATCGAAGAACCGGTAGCCGTTACTAGAACCTGTGGCATCCGTCTGGATAAACGTGCGGTCATGATGATGCAGTTCCAGAGTACGTGCGCGCAGCGGGTCGTTGCTGGTCTGCACGTTGTCGAACTTCTGGTGGATGGAGAAGTTGGTCGTAAGCAGGGTCGGGCCATCCCACTTCACAGGCTCCCGCAGTTCCCTGTCCTTGGACATAGAAATCTTCTCCCGACCTTGGCTCAGGTTGTACGCCAGATCAGCTACATCCTCGTCAGATGCTGTAGTCAACTCATCAATGGTGCAGGGTAGATTGTTCAGCACCCCACGGATTTTGAACAGCGCGTTGTTGGTATCTAGCTTGGTCATGAACAGGTCGCGTGGGCTCCCGATCAGACTGTTTGCCGCCATCATGGACAACGACTTGCCCGTAGTAGTTTCGGTAGAGTAGATCGACACAACCAACGAAGCGTTGCCAGATACCTTGCCCAGTATGCCCGACAGCGCCAGCACAATCGCAGACCGGAGAGTCTGTGTGCCGGGTTCGTTGAGCATATTCATGGCGCTAATCCATATGTCACGGTCGCCATGAGGCTTGATGATCTCAGCGTATCTTGCTGCTGGGCCTCGCAAACGACGGTCAGTGTTGCCCGTGGGGGAGTTGATAATCTTCTCTCCACACAGGAATGAGCCATCGTCTTGCCAGCCGAATGCGATAAAGTCAACGCCAGTAGGCGCTTGTTGCTGCACCATTGTTAAGTAATCCATTAAGTAACCCCGTAGTTTTTCTTGTTGACCAACACCTTTAATACTAAAGACCTGCCTATGCAACAGGAACGTAGAGAATTCTTTGCCTATTGATGCGACTACAGCTATGTCATGATCCTCTTCCTGCCACCCCACCATGGGGTATTTAATTGCCAGTCTGAATGTCGTCTTGCCCGATACAGCGTCCTTGTACACCCCTGTGACGTGCATTGGATATGGCGAAATCAATTCCCACTCGGTTGATGTAACGGTTACTGTACCGCCGTTGGCATCAGTGACTTCTGTTTCAACGCTGATCTCTTTAAATATCTTATTGTCTTTTTCAACGTAAGGTTTTGGCAGTTCGATTTCAATTGTATCGCCGTTATCCACTGCGATTTTGATGACTGGCGATGATGATAGTTGTGCAGGGCTGGTGATCTTTCCCTTGTGGGGGCAACCCTTGCATCCTTCCGCGCAAAGCTGTTCTAACTTGGCGCAAGTCGTTGGCCCTGTACCCTTCCACCCGTCTAGCTTATTCATGCTGTCATTCAGATCGAAGTCGGGGTGTTTACCCGCCAGCATGATTACAGCTTCTTCTACGTTAGTCGCATGTTTCGCCAACCCCATGGTCAAACGCCACATCGGTTCCGTCACTTGATTGCCCGATGCGTCTACCGTTCCACCACTGGCTAGTATCGCTCGAATCTGCGCACAGTGCTGTCCTACGGTTTGCACGTTTACGTCGTTTGTGTTCAAAACTGCTGAAGCAATTGATGATTTTGTAGTCTTTCGGGTAGATGTTTGCTTTGTGACTTTCCCGAACCATGGCTTCAACGTAGTGAAAAGTTGGATCGGATCGAAGTCTGGGGAGTCCAGTTTGCATTCGACAAGTTTCCAAGGTAGTTGTTTTTTATGGTGAGAGCCTACCGGACGCAACACCATGGATGAGTCGTGAATTTTTGTTGTGTCAATTACGACACCGTTCTCTTCCAAAGCAATACGCAACGCCGTAGAAGCTTTCGTCCAGTGCGCCGCAGAAATAATTTCAGTAAGCGGCCAGTAGCAATGCAATCCACGACCAGATGATACGACCATGGGTGTTGGGAAGTTGATTGCAGCGAGTGCGATCCTAAGCGCGTCCCATCCTTCTTTCTTGGTGGTATATGGTTTATCGCTTCCAATATCCAAATCAAGCGCCAAAGTTTTAAACCAAGTTGATTTTTCTTGTGTGCGATTCCAACGCTGTTTGCCTTTGTCGTCGATGTATCCATGATTTGCAAACGCACCTATACCAAAATAAATAGTAGTGTTAGGTTCTTGATCCCACAGTTGAATAGCAGCAACAGCGTCATCGATATTCGCAAACGATCCACGATTCCAAAAGAAACCTCGTGGATTTTTCCCTGACGGATCAGGCTTGTGTGTGGATATAACTAATTCGTCTTGTTGGGCGAATACGCGAGTAAGAAAGTTTTTAGTATCCAATTCCATGCCCTCAGATAAAAAACCCCGGCCTAAGCCGGGGGGTCCCGTTGATGTATTCTATTACTCGTCGAAGAGACTGTCGAGCTTTGCAGTTAATTCTTCTGAGGCTTTTACAGGAGAAACTGCTGGCTTCTCTTTTGCGACCTTTGCAACAGGGGGCTCTGTTGGAGCTTGTGGTACAGCATGGGACGTTGTGGGACTTTCGTCTTCATACGCCTCATCAACAGCAGGTACTGCAAGCTTCGCTACTTTTTGCGGTGCAGCAAGTGCGGCGCTTACTTGGTTGGGGGCTAGTTGGCGAGTAGCCACTTTCACGACATCACTGTTTAGCAGCGCATCGATACGAGCTTCTGCTTTCTCGGGTACGAAACCTTTCTGCTTGAAGGTGATCTTCGGATAACTTGCTGCGTCGTCAAAGCCCAGTTCGGTAACTGCCATTTCAGGGTCTATGCCGTAGTTGCCCAGTTCTTTGAAGTACTCCCGCAGCGCCTTCATGCCGGACACCGGCACGGTCAGGCTGTAGACCTTTGTGGGGTCAGCCGCTGGGACAACAGCAAGGTGGCGTTGATCTGCGCACATCTTAGACTTCTGGCCTGACGGGAGAATCTTGGAGCCCAACTCGTTGTGTGGGCAGGTTCCGCAAGCATCGCTGACAGGCTTGTCAACAGATACATCAGGCTTTAGGCCATCATTTGACCAACAATCTGGGCGCACATCCGTTGCTGCTGCGTCAAACACTTTGCCGTAGAACACTTTGGACACATGCGGATTAGCACCGACAATGATGGTGTCAAGGTTTACACCTACAGTAGTCTCCACACCGTCCTCGACCAGACGATAACGCCCAGCGCGAATAGAGATACGTGGGATGTTTGAACCCTCTTTGACAATTGCAGAAGCAATTGCGGATTTAGTACCCGACTGCTGACGTGCAGCGATACGGGCGGCGATGTGTGCTGGTACGGTAGTTACGTTACTCATGTGTGGTTCTCCTTAAATAATTTCCCAATCTTCTGCCAGCATATCTGACTGGCTTGCCACCCACCCCGGCAGCATTGCTCTACGACCTTCCGCGTTGACGGTGTACATATCGATGTGCGGTAGTATTTCAGATGTGTGTACTCCGGCTTTGTGGTAAGTGCTTCCTTCTCGCATATCCATAAGTGGTGTACCCGGCACTAAAACCAACCACATACCTTTGCCGTTCCATCCTGCGCGAGATACTTTATATCCTTGCTTAAGTGCTTCGATAGCTAGACCAAACGTAAGGTTAGTAGTTGGTCTGTACGCCTTATTGAAAACGTCTTTCGGCGACCACGATATATAACCATCATGGCGCGAGTCATTAGCCTGTCCTCCGTCTACATACTCTACAAGCATACCCTCGTCGCCACCGTTCTCGTTTGCTGGCAGTTCCCACCCACGGTATACGTTGTACTCCGCGCGGGTCATGGGGCTAGCTTTGACTTGCTTTACACCTAAGTATCTATCCATCTTATTACTCCTTGCTCTGAGCTTTTCTAAAGTTAAACACACGTGTGGACGAGAAGTTGACGCCGGGTGGTGGTGCTCCATTACCGTCAATAAAACTTTTTACCCCGGTCTTCGATGCACGGGCCTCGACCAAATCCCATGTATCGTGTGTTTTGCAATAGTTAAAAAACTCTTCGCGCGAGGCAACGGTGGCAGTGTGGTGCGTAGACCAGTAGCCAGTGCCTCTAGAAGTTTTAATAGAGCCAAGCCCATCCTCTTGTGCTTTAGCCGTAAACCAGTTCTCTAACATTACTAGCTTTTCGGTCAACTCAGCCTTAGCAGCCTTATGTTCTCTCTCTAACTTTTCTATAGCGGTCCTGACTGAGAGATACCTCTCAGCCGCAAGTTCGTAGTTCATGCTTCCTCCTTAGTCACTAATCGTCACTGTTGACACCCTGTACGAGCGCCAAAAATTCCGCCAAAGTATTTTGCTTCGAGCGCAGTCGGCGGTATAACTCTGCCTCGAAACTGGTGGCGTACACATGCCACACAGTCGTTTTGCCGGTCGTGTTCAACCGACGAATCCTTGCGTTAGCTTGCTCATATTGCTCAAGCGAATAAATCGGAGCGAACCAGATGATGTCACGAGCACGGGTCAAGGTAAGACCATGCGCTGCTACCTTCGGGTGTGCCAGCAATATCTTCGGTGTATCTGTGTGTTGAAAGTCGTTGAATATCTGATTGCGATCTGCTTTGCTGGTGTCACCGTTTACCATAGCAACATCATACTTATCTGCAATCAACTTATCCCGCAGCCAAAGCTGCACACCTTTCAACGGTACAAAGATAATGGCTTTGTCGCCGATCTCTTCTAGTAATTCAGTAAGTGTATTATACCTATCTTGCGCGTCTATGGCAATTGGACCAGTGTCTCCATACACTACGCCACAGCTGATCTGCAAAAGCTTAGACAACATGACCGCCGTGTTGGGCGCAGCCACCTCGCCTTTAGAGAAGATCGTAACTGCCTTCTCTTTCATTTCTTTGAAAGCTTTTTCCTGCTGCTTAGTAAGCGTCGTCTTACGCCCGACAAAGTTAGTATCTGGCAAATCTTTGCACTCATCAAGCGAAAACCGTATTGACGGTTGAAGTACTTTTTTACACGTCTCAAGAGCGTCCTCCCTAGGCACCCACCGGAAAGTGGATACCTTCTTCATCACAATATCTTTAAATGTCGTGAAACTTTTGGGTACGTTTGGAGAATCAACAAGTCTTGCCAATGTCCACGCATCGGCGGGGGTTTGTGAAATCGGTGTGCCAGTCAACATCCATAGCCACGGCTGGTAATCCCGCATCCACCTAGAAAACACTTTATATCGTATAGAACTTGGTGACTTGAGTGCTGTCGCCTCGTCGTAAATAACAACATCGAAGTCAGTCAACTCTGATGCCATGTTGGTAAACCCGTCATGGTTAATGATGACGTACTGCACACCGGGCTGCGACAGCAGCTTATGCCGCTTCTCTTTGTTACCAGTACAAACAACAAAACTGCGGTGCGGCAAGTGGTGCTTGAGTTCTCTCCCCCACACAACAGTCAGCGTTGACAGCGGCGCGATGATAAGAATCTTTTGGGCTATTCCTTCTTCCAGCAAGAAATCCGCAGCCCAGATAGAACTGATCGACTTACCTGTACCCGGCGCGTTTAAGCACAGGGCTCTCTTGTGCATGGTTAGGAATGACGCTGTTTCTTTCTGGTGATCCATCGGAGCGAAACGTCCCGGCCACTGGTAGTACTGTAATATCGGCGAAGGCACATGAAAACCAAGATTGCGCAGAACCATAGACTCATCAACACCATAAGGAAGGGCAACGAGATTATCGCCATTGTGTTTGAATGTTTTCGCATGAGGTATGTACTGCGCTATCGCAGAGTTTTCACTACTGTTAATAACAATCTTACGTTTGTCTGGTATTACAAGCATATTGCTGCCCATCCTTTAAATTCACTACACCATGCTTCTAACGAAGTCTCACGGACAATCCAGACTTGCGCGCCAGCATGAGTAGCTGCCTGAATTTCTCGTAGCTGGTTCGGTGTGCATTCCCCTCTGCCGTACTTAGTCTCTATGGCAAACGCATGGCCGTTTACCCAACCAACAAAGTCGGGGATACCTGCACGTCCAAAACCATTCGCCGGGGGCATAAACCAGTAACACTTCTCTGTTTTCTTCAACACATCTTTTACTACAGTTTTTACATCGCTTTCGTTCTTCAAGTTTTCTTTCATTTTTTACCTCTTATTGTTTTGCATATTTCTTTAGCTAATTCTGTGGATTCATACTCTAATTCCCATTTTTCATAATCTTTTATTTCTAATACAACTATAGGTGTGTTTGGTTTCTTTATATAAAATACGCACATAACTTTTGTGCCATCTAAAAATACTTCTTTTTCTACTACTTCTAAAAGTTTTTTAGTAGCTTTATCAGCAGCTTTATACGCTAGCATGTCGAACCTAGCGTTTCGAGCATACTCTTCTTTCATATCTTCTATTCTTCTTTTTTCTTCTTGCTTAAGTAATTTATATTTATCTGTGTACTTTTTTCTATATTCTTTTGTTTTGCTAACCACTAACCCTACTTCATCTTCGACTACGTCGCACATCTGTAAACTTACGAACGCCTCATAATCTAAATCAACTTCTTCATATAGTCTTGGCATTATCGCCTCCCTTTTGTCCTTGCATCAGGGCATATATCTTTTGCCGCACACCACGGACACAAGCCGGATGGTTTAGTTTCAAACACACCTAGCTCGATGACGTCTTGCACTTTGGTAAATCTTGGTTCCAGTGCGCGCCACAGTGCGTCAAGAAAACGCCGCTCGTATCTGGAATTAGTTACCTCATCGAACTTAAGCCATACAAAAGACGTTTTAACCGTCTCGACTTTGGGAAAATGCCAGAAAACCATTGCCGCAAATAGTTGTAGCTGCGTCGGGTTTTCTTTAACTTTGCCCGTCTTATAGTCGAGGCAATACGCCGTTGCGCCGTCCACAACCAGCACGTCGGCAATAGACCTAATCCATACGTCGGGGCTGAACCATCCAACGGGTGCGAGGTTACGATTAACTGCCATTTGGTGTTCAAAATATTTGTCTCCTGATTGTGAAGTTATACGATCTACAATCGGACCCCACTTTTCGAGTGTTATTTTTTCTTCTGCACTCAATGCTGCCTCATCCAAGGTCCCCTTACCCTTAGCTTCCAGTACTTTGTGTACCCTGTCCCCATACTCTGAGTGCTCATTACTTTGGTTAGCTACCCGCTTAGACACATACAGATAGTCAAACTGCGCGGGGCACTGCTCGAATGTAGACAGCCTACTGAAAGACAAGGGCATTACTTTGGTCATTTTTGTTTCCCTATTTCGCGTTACCGTAACTCTTCCCCACACCAGTTTCACACGCCACAGGAATCACACTGCGACACCAAGGTGGAGCCATACCAAGACACTCTTCCATATAAGCTCGTGATTCAGTAAGTAATTCATCGCGCACAATAGCCACCGCTTCATCATG